CCATTGCAAAAGCTGTAAAGCAAAACATAGATTATCTAGCAACATCTAATAAAATTAAAAGATTACAAACAGCAGTACGAGCTGACTTTGGAATTGGAATTAGATTTGCTAAGTGGTTAGGATTTACCAATGAAGGTTTAATGAAGCATTATGGTTTTGATGACACAGATCATTATAGATTTGCGAGGATTTACTAATGGCATTTGCAGCACCAGCACTACCTTTTGTACAATTAGGATTTTCAGTAATACAAGCAAAACAACAAAGTGCTGCAGGAAAATTTAATCAACAAGTTTATAATAGAAACGCACAGATTGCAGATCAAGAAGCTGCACAAATAGAAAAACAAACAGAAGTTGATTTACAAAAATTTGATCAAAAATTTAATCAATTACAGGGACAAACTAAAACTAGAATACTTACATCAGGTGCTGATCTTTCTGGTTCTGGATTAAGAATTTTACATAATAATGAAACTCAAGCACAACTTGAAAGAAATACAATAAATTATAATTCTAAAATTGCTCAACAATCTAAATTTAATGAAGCTAATTTTGCAAGAATACAAGGTAGTATTGCTAGACAAGAAGGAAGAACAAAAGCAATAGGTACATTAGCAAGTGCCGCATTTTCTTTTGGTCAATCAAAACCTGGTCAATCCTTATTAGGAAGCATACCAAATCCATTTTCTTAAACTATGCCAAGAATACCTACATATACAGCACAAACAAGAATGACAGCAGATGTTGCTGATGTTAAAACTCAGTATCAAGCACCATTAACTGGTGGACCATTATCAGCATTAGTTCCAGCAATGCAGAAACTAAATGATTACTATGTTGCTCAACAAGATTTAACAGAAAAAATTGAAGCTAAAAAAGAAACTTTTATTATTAAAGGTGAAGCAGATAAATTTTTAAAGCAAGAAGAAAGTAATTTCAATGAACAAAATGCTATTCAAAATTTTACAAATAAATGGAATCAATTAACAAAACAAAAATTAGATGGCATTTCTAATGTTGGTGTTAGAAATAGAATAAAACAAAATTTAGATCTTGAGTATGGTGATTATGTTTACAATATTAAAAAACAATCTTTTAAAGCATTAGAATCAGAAAGTACAAATACTTATAATTCAGAACAAAATACTTTAGCTGCAAAATATCAAACTTATAAAGACAATCCTATTATCAAAGCACAGGTTAAATCCCAAATGTTAAATAATGCTTCTGACTTTACAAAAAGTATGCAGTTATCTCCAATAGATGAAATTAATAAAAGAAATGCAGTTGAAAGAGATTTATTTTTATTAGATTTAGATTCTGTTATTGGAACTGCAAATGCTAAAGATAATTTTGCTAAGATGGATGAGGCATTTGGTGCATCAAGATTTGTTAAAGATGATGAATTAACAAAAGTATTATTTACAACTTATAAAGAAAAAATTTCAAAAATTGCAGTTAAAGGAGATCCTAATTCTGATTATGATAGAGCTATACAGATAGCCAATGAATTTGAAACATTACAAAGAGCAAGTGGTAAAAAAGTATTAACTGGTAAATTACAAAGTGATTGGAGTGATTTTAGACAAAATTTATTATCTGAATCTGTAGCACACGAAGAATTAAAAACTAAAGTTGTACAAGGAACTGAAGTTAATAAATATAGTAATGATCAAAAAGATATTTTAAAGTCAGTTTTTTACAATTCAATTATTCCAGATATGTCTGGTGAAAGAAATATAACTTTATACAAAGCAGCTACTGAAGAATATGATCAAAGATTTAATCAATTTATTTCTGCAAATCCTAATGCACCTACATTAGAAAAAAAATTATATGCTCAAGAATTAAAAAATTTATTAATAGATAAATATAAAGAAACAGATTATAAAAATATTAAAGCTTTTGATTTACAAAATAATAAATTTAATGTTGTAAGAAGCAAACAAGAAATAGCAGATCTTATTGCATCTTATAATGCAAACCCTAATGAACCTAATCAATTAAAAACATTAGCTAAATTAAATGGATTTAAAGATAAGAATGGTAATCCAGATATAAATGGTTTTTTAAAAGAATATCAAAAAGTTATTCAAGCAAGACAGAAGGAATAAATGCCTACCATTGATCCTAATTTACAGGAGTTTTTCTCTACACCAGATACTCCTAATAAAAATACAAATACTCAACCTGTTCCTATTACAGAAACAGTAGCACCAGAACCCAAACCTACTGGCAAACCTCAACCTGTAGATCCTAATTTATTAGATTTTTTTAACGAAGAAAAAAAAAATTATCAAAAGATACAACCAAAACAATCTGGTTTAGTTAAAGATCCAAAAGAAGATGATTTTGGTTTTTGGCGTACAGTTGGTGATATGACTTTATCAATTCCGCAGGGAGTTGTTAATGCTGTTGAAGAACAAGGAGATTTTTTAGATGAAAATATTATATCTTTAGGTGGTATTGAGTTTGGTGATAAAGATGGCAAACTTTCATTTAAAGATTTTATTCCACAGTATGTTTCACCAAAAAGATGGAAGGAACAAAGATATTCAGAAGAAAGACAATTACCATTATTTTATAAACCTAAAACATTAGCTGGTAATATTACTGAAGGAGTATCAAGATTTATTACTGGATTTTATACACCATCAAAAATTTTAAAAGGTGTTGGATTATCAGGAGGTTTTATAGCAACAGGATTAAGAGGATTATCAGCAGGAGCTGTTTCTGATCTTACTGTGTTTGATCCTAATGAAGGAAGATTATCAGATATGTTAGTTGAATTTGATTCACCAGTATTAAATAACGCTGTTACACAATATCTTGCAACAGATGAAGAAGACACAGAAATGGAAGGTAGATTAAAAAATGTTTTAGAAGGTATGCTTATTGGTGGACCACTTGAAATATTATTTGGTATTAAAGCATTTAAAAAAGCTAAAGCAACAAAAAACTTTGATGAAAAAAATGCCATATACAAAGAAGCTGGTGAAGCAATAAAAGAAGTACAAGCTGGTAATAAAACAGCACCTGTTGTTAGAAAAGCAATCGTTGATGGTAATCCTGCAATTAATGTAGATGAACTTGTAAAAGAATTTAAGATTGGTGAAAAGACTGCAAAAGCAGATTCAGAATCTTTTATTAAAAAAATATTAAATACTAAATCATTTAGAAATGCTGAGCATGTTCTTAAAACAATAGATGATGTTGCTGAACAATTTGATGATGCTACAAAAAACTTTTTAGAAAATGATGTATTAAGAAATGATGTTGCTGAAGAATTAGCAAAAACATTAGCAAGAAATAAAGATGAATTATTAAGAGCATTACCAAAACAAACTGAAGCTGCTAAGCAAGGAACAGTTAGAATGTTAGCATCTAAAATGGTATTACAAGAAATTGCTAGAAACTTACAAGAAACATCTATTAAATATGTTAAACAGTTTGGAGATAATGAAAAACTTTGGACTAAAGAAACAAGACAAGAAATCGCTAATTATGCAAATCTAATTCAAAATGTAACTTATTCACTAAAAGAACAGATTAGAGGTGCAGCAAGAGTAACTCAAGCTGGTAGAGTTCAAGTTGGTGCAGTTGATGGTAAAGTTATTAATGCTGAAAAGGCTGCTGAATATGTAAAACTATATAATTCTAATCCTATTATTCTTGCTAAGAAATTTAGCACAGGTTCTTTAGATGAGGTTATTCAAATTGCTGGTAAAACTAAATATCAAAAAGCAATAGAAGTATTTAACTCAGCTTATATTAATTCATTATTATCTGGTGTGTTTACACAAGCAGTAAACTTAAAAAGTGGATTATATGAAGCATTAATTAGACCAATGGAACAAATAATTGGTGGAGGATTAGCAAGAGATAAAAGATCAATTAAATTAGGATTTGCTCAGTATCGTGGAATGATAATGTCATTTAGAGATACTTGGAGAGCTGTAGGTATTGCATTAAGACAAGGAGATGCTGTTCTTGATCCACTTGCTAGAACTCAAGATAATTTACAAATTGTTAATGGTAAAGCAGTAAGACCAATTAGTGCAGCTAATTTAGGATTTAATGGTAGAGTTGGAACTGCAATAGATTGGATTGGTAGAGTTATTGAACTTCCATCAAGATTATTAATTACAAGTGATGAATTTTTAAAACAAATTAATTACAGAGGAAGATTATTTACTAATGCTTTAGAAAATACAATGGAACTTGGTTTAGATATTACATCTAAAGAAGGAAGAAAAAATATTGATAGAATTTTAAAAGAAGGATTTGATGAAAATGGATTAGCAAATATAAAAAATAATCCTATTAATGAAAAAGCATTACAATATGCTAGAGAATCTACATTTACTAATTCATTAACTGATGGTTCATATAGAAACTGGGGATCTAAAATTGAAACTTTTATAAGAAATTCTCCAGAGTTTAGATTTATTATACCATTCATTAGAACTCCAACTAACTTATGGAGGCATTTTAGTAATCGTGTTCCTGGTTTTGGTTTTTTAACAAGACAAAATCAAGAACTATGGAATAGTGGAGATAGACGTGCAAGAGCTGAAGTATTAGGAAGACAAGCTCTAGGATTTGCTGCAACAATGTATGGATTAGATGTTGCATTAGAATTTGTAGAAACTAAAGATGGTATGCGATTACCAAAAATTACAGGAAATGGTCCAGCAAACTTTGATATTAAAAAACAATGGTTATCTCTTGGATGGCAACCTTATTCTATTGCAAGACAAAATGCAGATGGAACAGTTACTTATATTCAATATAATAGAATGGACCCTCGTTTCTATGTTTTGGGTATAACAGCAGATTTAAAAGAAAACATAGCAAATATTAATGATGAAGATAAGTTAGATTTAATTGGTGCTGCATTTTTAACTGTTTTTAAAAATGTAACTAATAAAACTTATTTAAGAGGATTATCTGATGTATTTGAAGTTTTATCTGATCCTACTCCTAAAAATATTTCTCAATTTTTTGGTGGAGTTGTAGGCAATTTAATTCCTTATGTATCATTTAGATCACAAGGAATACCAGGCATTATAGATCCAGATAAAGAAGCATTTGAAACAAGATCTTTTATTGATCAAGTAATTGCTAAAACTCCTTTTGCCAAAGGTTATTTAGAAAGAAAAAGAGATATTTTAACAGGAGAGCCTATTGAAAAAAAACCAACTGGATTAGTTATAAATCCAGATGGTATTGCATCTTTTTCTTTTTGGTTTATGGGTCCAACAATGGTAGGAAAATCGTCAGATGTTAATCAAGATCCAGTTGCTTATGAGGTTGCTAGACTTAAATTAACATTATCAACACCAGAAATTAAAAGAATTAAAACAGTTGATTTAACTGAATATAAAAAAGGAGATCAAACTGCTTATGATTATTGGTTAGAACAAATTGGTAAAGCTAAAGATTTTGATGGTACAACACTTAAACAAAAACTAGAAAATACATTTAAAACATCACAATATAAATCAGCAAAAGAAGGTGATGAAACATTTGATGGTGGTAAAGAGTATATTATTAAAAGAATATTTGAAGGTTATAAAAAATTAGCTTATGCTAATATGTTACAGAAATATCCAGAAGTTAGAAAAGAAATAGAGAAAGCTCAAGGATATAAATATGAGATGCTTACACCTTTAAAAGCTGGTCAAAAACAAATACCAAGCGGTTTAGAATAATGATAGACTTTGATAATTAAATTTAATATAGCAAAATTATGACAATATCATCAACCACAGTTAAAAATAGTTATTTTGGTGATGGATCAACCACAACATTTAGCTATACCTTTAAAATATTTGCTGAATCAGATTTACAAGTAATTATTAGATCCTCAACTGGAATAGAAACTACAAAAACTATTACAACGCATTATACAATTACAGGCGTTGGTGCATCTGGTGGTGGTTCAGTTATATTTACAGCAGGTAATATTCCATCAGCAACAGAGACAGTTGTAT